GGATCAAGCAAGGCGTAGCTCTCCCTTGATGAGAGAGCTGACTAAAGAAAGAAATAATGATTCGAAAAGAGGTATATATGATTGGCGTTATCAAAGAGAAAGCTAAAAGTCTACGCACAAATGTCGAAGGGGTAATACCAAAGTTTTTTAAATTTTTAAAATATATTTTGGTAGCTATGCTTTCGGCAGCAATATGGTGTTTATACTTTATTGGTGCTGCCGCAGATATTGTGGAGCATTATTTAAAGTTTATTAGAAGTGAAATAATGAAAGGAAAAAAAGATGTACGAGTTGATAATATGGAAAACAAGTAATGAAGCCCATACATTACCATTTGAAAAGAAACCAGATTGGGACAAAATAAAACAATTATTGGGTGTACAAATGTTAGAGATACATAAAGGATATAATACAGATGTATCTAACAGAAGCTTTGAAATGCTTTGTGATGAAGAAGCAAAGCTTAGATATGGTTTCAAACAAAACAAAAGAGCAACAGTTGCTTGGTATGAATGGCAGCAAAGAACTGGACATATGTGTATTCCAGGTGATTTTATTGCAGGTGATGTTGCAATAGTAAGGAGGAAAAATGCAGGTATACAAAATACTAAAGCTGCTTGATCTTACAGGTAAAA